AGAGAAGGTGATATGGCTGTTGGTTTCTTCTCTGATGGTGAAAATGCACAAGAACCAATTGTTATGGGAATACTTCCAGGCATAGCATTAAAATCTGCTGACAGACAAAAAGCATTTTCTGATCCTAGAAGTGATGCAGAATTAAAATCTTCTCCGAGAACACCAAAAAATAAAACATACAAAACCGATGGTTCTGGAATATCAATAGAAGAAAAAACACAATCAGAATCTTACCCTAAATTTCTTGATGAACCTTCAACATCAAGGATTGCAAGAAATGATTCAGATACCATTACAAAGACTTTCATACAAGAAAGAAAGACTAATAAAGTAACTTCTGTTCCTACTGTAAAATCAACATGGAATGAACCAGAAACTTCTTATGCTACAAAGTATCCATACAACAATGTTATGGATACAGAATCAGGGCATCTATTAGAATTCGATGATACTCCAGGTGCCGAGAGAGTTCATATTGCTCATAGAAGTGGTAGTTTTACCGAATGGTTCCCTGATGGCAGTAGAGTAGAGAAAATCACTAAAGATAATTATTCTATTGTAATGAAAGATGACAATGTTTACATTATGGGTAAATGCAACATTACTGTTCAAGGTGATGCAGAAATTTATGTTAAAGGCAACGCAGATATGAAAGTTGATGGTAACATGGATATGAAAGTTGGTGGAAATTACTCAGCGCAAGTTGGCGGAACAACAACATGGAATTCTGGCGGAAATTATAAAGTAACAGCACCTAAGATTGACTTCAACTAATGGCAACAGCATCACCAACAACTCTACCAAATGTGGATGTAGAGGTCAATTTTACAGATGTTATTACGGTAACTTTTGATGATTTGGCAAATGGAAATTTAATTTCAGTATCGGCAGATTTAAACGATTTTGGAGTTGCCATCAGTAATACTATAAACACAGTAACAGTTACAGGTAAGTATAGTATAAACATATTTGATAACAAATCAATTAGGCACATTACCAGAGGGTCATCTGACAAAATTGAACAGTATCAAGTAGCACAAAATTTTAACGAGTTGAACGCATCCAGACAGGTCTACAACTTCTCGCCTGACCCTAGGAATAGTGTCATAGTCACTTACACAATTTCGACAACGGAAGGTGATTTAACTTTGACTAAAACGGTATTCAATGAATATTCAGCTGGCAGAGATGCCTTGAAGGCTTTTGTATAATGCCAGCCGTAACAAGATTGGGCGACAAATGCACCGGCCATGGATGTTTTCCACCAAGAGCCAACGATGGTGCTTCAGGTGATGTTTTTGTTAATGGTATAGGAGTTCACAGAGTTGGTGACCATTGGGTTACACATTGTTGTGGGCCATCGTGCCATGATTCCACGGCAGCTAGTGGTTCAGGTACAGTTTTTGCAAATGGAAAAGCAGTAATGAGAATAGGAGACTCTGTGGCATGTGGTTCAGCTGTTGCACAAGGGTCAGGAAATGTTTTTGCAGGCTAGATAAATAGAACATGGCTCAAGTAGATATACAATCATCCCGCACTTTTAGAGACTTGGATTTGAATTTTACCATTCATCCAGTCCGTAAAGATATCAATACTCATAAGAATGAGTATGCTATCATCAATTCGGTTAAGAATTTAATTCTTACCAATCATTATGAAAGACCATTTAGGCCACAAATTGGCAGTAGTATTCGCAGACTTTTGTTTGAGAATATTGATACAATCATAGCAGCACAATTAGAAAGAGCAGTTGTAGAGACAATTGAAAACTTTGAGCCAAGAGCCCAAGTAAATCAAATCAACGCAATTGCCGATCCAGACAATAATGGGTATAAACTAAGACTTGAATTCTTTGTTATTAATAGTGTAGACCCAATCACAATTAATTTTTTCCTAGAACGGATTAGATAATATGGCAGACCGTTTACGAGTTACCGAACTTGATTTTGATACAATCAAGAATAATTTAAAAGCATTTTTAAACCAACAATCTGAATTTACAGACTATGACTTTGAAGGTTCTGGTCTGAATATTCTATTGGATATTCTTGCTTACAATACCCATTACAATGCCTACTATCTAAACATGGTTGCTAATGAATCATTTTTAGATACTGCTATATTAAGAGATTCTGTTATCTCTCATGCTAAGACTTTAGGTTATACACCACATTCAACAAGAGCATCCGTTGCAACAATTAATTTTACGGCAAACTCAGCAACATCAACAAGTGGAACATTAACACTACCAGCTGGATTTGGTTTCTTATCAAATCAAATTGATAGTAAACCATATAACTTTGTTGTATTAGAAGATACAACTGTAACTAAAGCAAATTCAACTTATTATTTTGAAAATTTAGAAATCTATGAAGGTCAATTAACCACTTATAGATTCACTCACAACTCTGCATCAAATCCAAAACAAGTATTTACTTTGCCTGATGCAAACATTGATACAACAACTATTAAAGTTCAAGTTGCGCCATCCTCTGGAAATACACAACTTACAGTTTACAATTTAGTTTCTGATATCCTAGATGTTGGTGTCAGTTCAGAAGTTTATTATCTACAAGAAAACAAGTCTGGTAAATATCAAATCTACTTTGGTAATAATGCAGTTGGTAAATCATTACCTGATGGTGCGATAGTGAATGTTACTTATTTAAGAACAAACGGAACGGCTGCAAACAAAGCAAATAACTATGTTGCAACTTCTGGCATTTCAGATTCTTTAGCAGAGTCAATTACAAGTTTTGTTATTGATCCGGTTTCTCCGGCTGCAGGTGGTGCAGTAAGAGAATCTGTTGATGATATTAAGTTTGGTGCAGCTGCACAGTTTACTACACAAAACAGATTGGTAACTGTTAAAGACTATGAATCATATCTAAAGAAAAATTACCCTAGTATTGATTCTTTATCTGTTTGGGGTGGTGAAGAAGAAATTCCACCAACATATGGTAAAGTTTATATTTCATTAAAACCAAAAGAAAATTATTTTATTTCTGAAACAGAGAAACAAAGAATCATTGATGAAATTATTTCTCCAAAAGCAATTGTTGCCGTTAGTGCAGAGATTAGAAATCCTGAGTATCTGTATTTGCTTGTTGAAAACTATGTTGAATACGATAAAAAGAAAACATCATTAACACCAGAAGCAATAAAAACTTCAATTAGAAATGCTGTGTTGGTTTATAGAAATACCAATTTAAATAAATTTGATTCAACATTTGTATTATCTAAATTACAAGATAGTATTGATGGTGTTGATTTAAATGCAATTACTGGTTCCGAAACAGTATTGAGATTGCAAAAAAGATTTGAACCTACTTTAGGTGCATCAACTACATACACAATTAATTTCAATGCTTTGTTGCATCGTGGCACAACAACAAATAAATTAACTTCTTCAGAGTTTAGAATTTTTGATGTTGAAGGTGTAGTAAGAACAGTTTTATTCGAAGAAGTACCAGAATCATTTACAGGCATTTCTGAAATTCAAGTTACAAACGCCGGAAATGGATACACAACAGCACCGACAGTAACAATTACTGGAGACGGAACTGGTGCAGTTGCAAATGCTATAATTGTAAATGGAAGAATACAGGGTATCGAAGTAACAAATCGAGGCATTAATTACACCAGAGCAATCGTCACGATTAGTGGTGGTGATGGTTATGGCGGCTCTGCAATTGCTGTATTAGATGGCAGATTTGGTTACCTAAGAACAATTTATTATGATGACAATGCAGAAAAACAAACTATAAATGAACAAATTGGAACAATTAATTACATTACTGGTACAGTCACAATAAATGATATTAGAATATTATCTGTTGTTCCAACGGATGGACTAATCAGATTGACAATTGAATCTGAAAAAGGTATTATTAAATCATCAAAAAATACAATCATCACACTTGATGATGCTGATATTTCATCCGTAACAACTGAACTCTCTGCAATTTAATGTCTGATAATAAAGTCTCTCTACTGATTAATCGTCAGGTTCCTGAATTCATTCGGGAAGAGTATCCCCTTTTCATTACTTTCTTAGAGGCATACTATGAGTACCTTGAAACAAAACAAGGTACTCAAATAAATGATTTAACTACAAAAGCAAAAGATTTAAAAAATCTATCGGATGTTGATTCATCGATTGAAGAATTTGAACAGCAATTCTACAATTCATATGCTACATTTTTACCAAAAGATGTTGCAGTAGATAAAGCACTTCTAATCAAAAATGTTTTACCTTTATACCTCTCTAAAGGTTCAGAGAAGTCTTTTAAATTATTATTCAGATTATTGTTCTCAGAAGAATTAGAAGTCATTTATCCTAAAAATAATATTCTTAGGGCATCTGATGGTAAATGGACAGTTGATAGTATTCTTAGAATTGATACCGATGTAAGGAGTGTTTATACTGCAAACGGTAATACAAGTTTTTCTTTAGCACAACAAGTCGATGATGATGAAGTAGAAGTTTATGTCAACGGCATTTTAAAAACATTTAGTACCGATTATTACATTCGCAAAGAATCTAAGAAATTAATTTTTAAAATTGCGCCTTCTGCAAACTCAGAAGTTAAGGTAGTATACACAAATTTTGATATTGCTCTACTTACAAATAGGCAAATTACTGGTGCAACTTCTGGTGCAACTTCGATTGTTGAAAAAGCGGTAAAGAGGATTATTACAGACCAATTGAATCTTGGATTCCCATATGAATTGTTTATCAATGACAAAACATTAGTTGGTACTTTTTCAAATGGTGAAGAAATACAATCAACAATATTTGATGATGATAATAATTTAATTAATTTAACTGCCGACAGTTTCTCAATCGTTAACAGAATAAATGTTATTAATGGTGGTGCAAGTTATAATGTTGGTGATGTTGTAGTTGTTACTGGTGGTGGCGCTGCGGTTGATGCTGTTGCTCAAGTCGATGA